CCAACTGTTTGACCATTGCCTGTTTTTACTTTATCTGTAAACAATGATCCAAACCCAGTTTCAGTTGAAAATTGAATTTGATCGTCTGAGGTTTTAACAACAACAAAAGCAGTTTTTGCTATTGATCCGAATCCATTCATTAAAACTATTTCTTTAGTCATGTTTAATCCTTGTAATAGCAAAGCCACTCAATAATCTCTCTTCGTTCTTTTTGAGCTACCAAATTAGCAAAAGATTCAAGAGCATTTATGTCAAAGGTGTATATAGCTTCTCCATTTGCTTGAATTGTGATCATTTTAAAAAATTGAGTTTGTTTAACCATCTTAATGATTTCTTCTTTAGTCATGATGATTCCAATTCTTTAATAAGCGCTTCAAATTCATGAATTAGCATGGCACACAAAATATACTTTTCCCAGCGCTCATTCATTGAGAAAGAGCACAATGAAAAATACAAGTGACCTAATGAATAGTTAAGACGTTCAATCTTTTGCTTTTTCGTCATTTTTATTTCCTTTGCATATCATTGCGATAATAGCAAATAGAACAACAAAAGAAATGCAAATAGTTGCACAAATAAATCTAATACTCTCAACGGATAACCATAGTTCAAACTTAAAGTCTGGTGTAATCATTTTAGTGCTGCCCATCGTGTTTTTGGTTCATTAGCTCTTTGCATGTAAAAGTGAATTAGAAATCTAAACACTTGTACATATGACATTTTGACACCTGTGTCATCCTGCAGTCTATCCCTAATACGGTCAATCTCTGTAGGCACATACACAGTAATACGTTTAACTTTGGCGCGTTTAAGTGGTACTACTTCAGTCTTGTTCATTGTTCATCCTTTACCATTTACATGGGCCACCATTGTCTTTACGATAATGACACCATCTACAAAACTGGTTTGGGTTTGGTGCATAAATCTTATCCAACTCAACAGCCATTAGTCTGCCAATTAACAATGATTTAAGCTCACTTAAGTTTTCACGTCTTACAGGCACATACTCTTTAGTCTTCTTTTGGTCGATAAACTCAATGATATTACGGACTGAGTTAATGTGTGGCTTAGTTGCTAAAATAGCAGCTGAATACACCTTCACCTGATCTTGATAATCACGTTCTTTACCGGTCTTAAAGTCAATTACAACCGCTTGATCATCATGCTCCATATACAGGTCAATAATGCCACGAAAGATTGCACTATCGCTTTTGTATGAAACCTCATGCCAATGCTTGTCAAATGCAAATTCAAGCTCTGATTGTGCACCACTTTTTCGCCAAACTTCTATACTATTGGCTAAATGCTCAACATCAGCTGATAGTAAAACTAGTCCACCATTTAAAGCTTCTTCAATCTCGGCATGAATTAACGTGCCACGTTCAGCGGCTGGACCGCTTGGCTGTGGTAATCTAAGAATACGACTAAACTTGTATTTAGCCGGACATTCTTCGTAAGTTTTTATGGATGAGTATGAATAAGGGTATGTCATTACTTAACCTCTGCAAAATTATTGCCAATCTTAGACTCTGCAATAAGTGGCACATCTAACTTAAATGAATTAATCATGCACTTTTCAAGCTTATCAGCTTCACGTTGCACAACATCCGCTTTTGCTGAGATAATTAACTCATCATGCAATGACAATAGCAATCGACTATCTTCAGCAATAGCATAATAGTCAATCATTGCCTGCTTTGCCATATCAGCGCCTGAACCTTGAATTAAAGTGTTTAATGACTTAAATCCGAATTCCATATACTTACCATTGATTAGCTTTGCAGGTTCACCTTTTACAAGTCTACCACCAATTGTAGAAAATGGTACTCTCATTTTGTACCTAGTCATCAAATCATTATTGATTTTGTCTAACCCAGGAGCTACCTCTGATTTATAAATGTCAATCAATTCTTTGGCCTCTACATAAGGTATGCCAAGCATATCACTGATCTTTCTAGGTCCTGCACCATACAAAATCCCAAATGACAATGTCTTGGCATAATCTCTGATGATCGGTCTACCAGCTCTTTGTGACATTAAGTTGGATGCAAATGTGTGCAAGTCAGCCATTGGGTCTTGTCTGTATTGCTCAGCTAATTTACCGTCCTCAAAATGTGCAAACAACCTTAACTCTTGTGCCTGAAAGTCAGCAGCTGCCATCATATGACCTTCATCAGGTAAGATAAAAGTTCTGACTTTAGGTATAACCAAGCCTTGCAGTTCTGTAGGCAATGGGGTCTTTGGCCCACGTGTCGGCATGGTCTGTAAAGTTGGTTTTGCCGATAGCCGACCAGTTCTGGTTCCGCCAGCTTCACCTCTGACCGTGTTCCATTCCGTGTAGATCCTTCCGGTTGATTCAGATTGTTCTAGCCAAGGGGTAATATAGGTTCCTGTTAGTTTAACCAACACGTCCCTATGCCGTAGGACTGATGATAAGGTTTCATCGGTTATCATTTCCTTTAAAGTGTCTTTGTCGGATAATGGTGTACCTTTGTCACTTTCAGGCCATTTTTTGGTCTTGTCATAACAGCCATTGAGCTGAATTGCTGCAACCAGTTGACCGCCAGAGTTAAAGTTGATGTTGCCATCACCAAAATACTCATACAGCCACTTTTCACACAAGGCAATGTCAGCATTTGCTTTATGCAAGCAAGCCTTCATGCCTTCACGGTCAACTCTAACCCCTAGCATACTGTTCTCAAGTAGCATTGGCATTAAAGCTATTTCACGAAGATAGGCTTCTGGCATAGAGTCGCGTACTTGCTTTGTAAAGTCAAACAACCCAGCAGTTAATCGAACATCAGCACTAGCGTACTTTCCCACAAGATCTGCTGGTCCGCGTGCAATATAAGCCCCTGCACTCTTAGGCTTTCGTTTAACTTCAGGTATGTGCAATGTAAGCCAATCAAATAGTTCATCACGCTCCTCCGGTTGTACATCAAGCCATTCTTTACATAGCTCTTTCAATGCCAAACTCTTTGCATATGGGTCATGTAAAAAGGCAAGCACTAAAGTATCATGAACTCTTGGTGGCTGTGGGAAAGGTAAATGAAAATGCTCAATAATGATTGCCATATCGAACATTGCATTATGAAAGCAAATATGTCTACCACTTTCCCAAATGCGAATCAGCAGTCGTTTTACAGCTTCAAAGCTAGTGTTATTGCTATAGTCATGGGCAAATGAGAAATAGCCTGATTCAAACTGCCCAGTCCTATCCAAAACAGCTAAACCTGCTGGCTTAGGCGGATATTGGTGAGGACGTGGGCCGATTGCTTCTGACTCAAAGTCTAAGAAGATTGGATCTGTCATATTAGTACTTTGATGATTGTGGTGCAGCTTCTTCACCTGCTTCTTCACCAACGCCTGCAGTCTCAATAGCATTAGCAAGCTCTTTTTCGCCTCTTGCAATTAACGCCTTTACAACCTCAATATCATCGATTGCTTTGACAAAGTCAAATTCCAATCTAAACTGTGTTTTAGGGTCTGGAACTAAACTAATTTTAGTCACAACAGCTGACAATGGTCGTTTTACGGCATTGGCAATCTTTTGCAAGTACAAAGCAAATGGCTTAACCGATGTAACAGGTGTTCTTAATGCTGCAACTTCAGCCATGTTGATGCTGTCAATTGATTCAATAGAATCTGCTGTCATAATCAATAGCCTACGTTTCTCGGCACAAGCTTTACCTTTACCACCATTCGTAGCACTGCGCCATTGGTCTTTAGGGCAACCCATACATGCTTCACTTTGCTTTTGCTCGGACAATGCATTAGGTTTAAGTCCTGTCGTTGATTGACCAAGTGCAAAACAAACTGGACCAGCTGGATCTGTAGGATCGTATCTAGCTGTGTAATACAAGCGCTCAACAGGTGAGCTAAGAATCACAACATTCAAAGCATTGCCTGAAATAGGTTGATCTTTGTACGTTAAAGTACCGCCTTTTGTGCTAAGGAATGTAATGCCAGTTGCACTACGCTCGGCTTCCAAAGAAGCACTAGCTAGTTTTTCAAGTTCGGATTCGAATAAAGCAATTTGATTTTTAGACATGATGTAACCTCTTATTTACGTGATTTAGTTAATGAAATACCCCAAACTTCTGCTGATGAAGAGCCGGGTATCTCTTCACCTGCTTCCCAGCGATCTTTAAATGCTGTAGAACTTAACCGCTTATGCAACAGGTCAAAACTATTTGTTTGTGTCACATAAGCATAAAACTGATCCCAATCAATAATGGTTGGATGTACTGATTTTTTCATAGTCACACTATGGCCAGCTTCATTGGCGGCTTTTAAAGTACCTGCCTCAGTCATAGCATGCATAAGATCAGCTTCAATTTGTGATTGTAATTTAGATAGTTCACTATCTTTTTTAGTTAAAGCCTCGCGTTGGCTTTTCACATCTACGATTTGGTCGATTAGATCTGAGATATTCATACATTCTCCAATTCATTTTGTAAGTACATGTCAACATTAACACCGGCTTCATCAAACATTTGACTAGCCAATACAAAGCTTTCTTTCCAGTTTTTATTTGTTGTGATCATTGACACATGCCTGCTGATGCCTGCCTGTATGATCATAGCTGCACATTCACTACATGCCATCATAGGATACGTATAAATTGTGCATTTGTGCAAGTCTTGTTTTGCAAAGATAAGTGCATTTCTCTCGGCATGCACCATCATTTGTAGTTTGGTTTGCCTATTGTTAAGCCGTTCTTCTGAATCAATTACACTTTTTGGAAAGCCATTAAAGCCAATGCTAACAATCTCATTATTAGGATTAACAATAACAGCACCACACTTAGTGGATGGGTCTTTAGACCAAGATGCAACTAGTTTAGCAAGAGTTAAGTATCTTAAATCCCATTTTTGTTGATTAAGCATGTTCTAACTCCATAAAAGGTGGTGTATATGAGCCATCATTTTTATACCAAACCATGTCCATGATAGTATGCTTATGGCGGTAATACTCACGATAACCTTCAAGTGAACTATCACGTTTGCACTCATCAGGCATGCATTGTGGTGGGTCTTGCCATAGCAAAGGCAGTTTGTTCATTTCAGGAGGGCAATACATTAACTCACCAACAAACAATTGGTGGCAAGCATGAGTGTTGTCATATCTACGACGATATTCTTTGCATAAGGCAATACCAAGATCCACTAAATAATCATAGTGCAATCTTGATTCACGTGCCCATATTGCTGATGGATGATTTTTGTGTGTTGGTTTGTATGTCACATTATCGCCATTGCCATAGTGATGATGTGCTGTTGCTAACAGTTGTGCCGTTTCAACTGCCATTTTTACCACATGCTTGTCACAATGATACAAAGCCGCAATTTGTGGTACATGATGTAGAAAAAAGATGTTCATATTAAGCCTTTTAGAAGTTAAGAAGTTTAGTTATTTACCGAAGTAAACAATTGGATTATACTGTACTTTTTGAAAAGTAAACACTATTTTTAAAATATTTTTAAATTATTTTTAGTGCATCAAGTACTTGTTCAATTTCTCTTTCAGGTGGTACCCAACCTTCAGGTTTTAGTGCATCTGTTTGCACGCCTCGGTTAGTTTGCCCAGGTTTCTTTTGCATATTGGCATTGTGTACAATATCAAAGATGTCTTCCAATGGCATACCCATATGATGGGCACAACCCATGGCCACATAGATTAGATCAGTGATTGCATCAGCTGCATCCACCAAGTTGTTCTTTTCATGTGCTCGCATTAGTTCGCTTAGTTCCTCCATGATGAACCGTGCATAAAAGCTGATTTCAGCCGATCTTAGCAATTGCGGTCTATCTGAAACAGGAAGGTTAAGCTTTTGGCGGAATTGTTTGACTTTTTGGTACATAGTTTTCTTTCAAATCGAGTTTAAGAAGTTCAGTTGTTGTAAATCGGTGCATGTTGGCACATTCACGTCTTCGTGTACATGTGTTCTTTTGTGTGGATCTTGTACTTAGCACAATAGACCATGTACCACATTTTGGACATTTCATTTAACCTTCCAACGTTTTACTTTGTTGACCGTTAGCAATTGCTCAATCTCTTTCTTGGCTTCGTCGGTTAGTTTTCGAAGTGGCAGTTCTTGATAGATCGTCCATTTACGCTGATACTCAGGCAGCTCGGATGGCGGGATCCAACCATGATGCGTACGCCAACGCTCGGTAATATCAGTGCCTGCCGGTGTCCAGACAAAATCAAGTGGGGGTGTTTTAAGTTTATTCGTCATTTTCAATCCAGTCCTCTTCACAGTCTTCGCACCCAGGATGATCGGGATCCCTACAATCAGGATGTGCCCATAAAAGTCTTTGATATTGCTTATATGCTTGTTCTTGCATCCGCAATTGATAAGCCTCTTCCTCATCATAATAGTAGCCATTAATCATCTCTTTTCTCCTGCATTTCTCTTAACAGTTGGTTTAATGCGAACATTTGCTTTGTTTTTTCCATTTGCTGATCATGAATAGTTGATAAGGCATGTGATAATGCCATGGTTGCACCATATAGCTCATTCAGCTCATCTTTAATTTCTTGAATTGTTTTCATTTAGTCACCTCAAAATATCTTTTAGCTTTTTCTGATGGCATTACAAACTTAGTTCGTTGGTTGCCTTCATGATGATAGGCTTTAATGAATTTATTTTTGATTAACCAATCATAGGATCTATGAAGTGTGGCAGATGATGCAACCTTCAAGTTTTCGGCATAGCTTAGCAATTCCATTACTGAAAATTCAGTTGTGTCATACTTAACTATGATGTTCATTAAAAGCTCGGCTGTTGGCGGCATGTCAACAGCGGTTCGTTTTTTGTGCCAATATAAAGGGGTCATTATGCGCTCCACCATGCTACTAAACATAGAGCCAAAGAGACTCCGATGACAAAGGCCAAAGTCAGATCTAAGATTGTTTGTTTCATTATGCCTCCTCAAACATAGAATGATTGCTGTTGTATGTGCTTTCTAAGCAATCCAGAACGTATTCATCAATTGCATGCTGTACATGATAGACGGCAGTATCACTAAAGCCACCTACATGCCAAGTTTTAATTTTTTCGGTTGGTGTACCGGCATGACCGCAATAGTTATAACCGTCTTTGTAGTTATAAATGGATGCTACCACACCATCATCAAATTTAACTAGCCACTCAGCATCTGATTTAGTGGTGTCACCATTAAAAGGCTGACCAAATAAGGTCACTAATAAATAGTAGTCACACTCAATATAGCCTTTTAGACTAGTACCATTTCTATTTACGCTTATTTCATTGTGTGTAAGATATGACATCTTGATGTTTTCCTTTGCTTGTTTACTTGTGTTTTCACAATTGTTTAAATGTAATACCTTTATTTTCAAACCATTTAAAAATAAGGATGCTTTTGTTAGCATGATTGCATTGTACACTATATTTTTAATTTGAGTACATAATTTTATAAATAAATTTGAAAATATTTTTAAAAAAGATGTTTACTTTTAAAAATCCTAGTATAATGTGACATGTGGAAACACACAAACTTAAATTTCTTAACTTTCTGAATATAAAAGGATTAACATCATGGCTCACGAAATCGACAACACAAAGGGTTTTTCAGCAATTGCCTATAAAGGCGACACACCATGGCACAAACTAGGTCAGCAAATGCAGGCCGGTCAGACCATTGAGCAATGGCAAACAGCCGCTGGCATGGATTTCCAAATTGATGAAGTGCCTGCACTTTATCGTACAAAAGCCGATTCAAACATTTACCGTGTTTCAGGCAAAAAAGTTTTAGTTCGCTCTGATAGTGGTGATTCACTTGCAATTGTGTCCAATGGTTATAAAGTGGTCCAACCTAAAGAGGTGTTGGAGTTTTATAGGGATTTAACTGCCAAGGCAGGCTTTGAGCTAGAAACAGCCGGTGTCTTACGCGGTGGTCGTAAATACTGGGCTTTGGCTAGCATGGGTAAAGAAGCTAAGATCATGGATGATACAATCAAAGGCTATTTATTGCTAGGTACAGCTTGTGATGGCTCAATGGCAACAACAGCTATGTTCACATCAGTTCGCGTAGTTTGCAATAACACACTTGGTTTTGCAATGAATGAAGCTGAATCAGGTAAAGCTAAGAACGTAGTTCGTGTTAGTCATAGATCAGTGTTTGATGATGAGCAAGTTAAGGCACAACTTGGTTTGGCCGGCACTTCATGGTCATCATTCCTATCACGTGTCAGCCATTGGAGCGACACGCATGTGACACAAGCACAGGCACAACAGTTTTGCGATACTATGTCAACCTATGAAACCACAGATGGTGATGTAGTAGTTAGCAAAAAGATCAGCGAAAAGTTAATGGCACTATATAGTGGGCAAGGCCGAGGCAGTGAGCTAAAATCTGCCAAGAATACTGTATGGGGCTTGATTAACTCTGTTACCGAGTACATTGACCACCACCGCGGCCGTACAGCCGATGTTAGGATGGACAGAGCTTTATTTGGGGACGGAATTAGCACTAAGGAAAAAGCCATCACATTGGCTGAATCTTTGATCACCGTCTAAATATAATAGAAAAAAAGGCCCTAGCTCACAACTAGGGCCTTTAAAGACAACTGCAAAGGAAACGATCATGTCAATGGGATTTTCGTCTCATACAACACAACCATTAGAATTATATCATGACTTCTTAAATGCACGAAAATTCGACGATAATGACATTAAAACTTTAGGTTTAACTTTTCTTGATAAGGATGAGACCAAGTCCCTTTTAGGGCACACTCATGAATGGGCGGTCAAAATACCGTACTTTGATATCGATGGCAATGACACCGGTTTTACACGTGTCAGGCTTTTAGTGCCACGCACTAAGATGAAATACAGCCAAGCAAGGGCTAGTGGCAGTCACATTTATTTTCCACCAACAACACAATGGCGGCAAGTCATCTCAAATGTTGATATACCAATCATCATCACAGAGGGTGAATTCAAAGCTTGGGCAATCACAAAGGCTGTTAAAGCCGAGGGCTCGAACTATGCATGTGTTGGCTTGGCTGGAGTGACTAGTTGGACCGATAAACGTGGCTTGCAATTGCACAAAGACTTGATGCAAATACAATGGCAAAAGAAAACTAATTTCAATGTTACACATAGAAAAGTGCATATCATTTTTGACTATGATGGTGCCAAGGATGATGGTGAGCCAAATGAGCAGGTAGCTTTGGCCGAGACTAAGCTAGCCATTGTGCTACGTGGACTTGGTGCTGAAGTGCATTTGTGCCGCGTCGGCCGCTTTGGCCCAGGTAAAGGCAGTAAGTATGCAATTGATGATCATCTAAATGATGGTAAGGCTTTGTCCGATGTGGTAGCCAGTACGTCAGTTGTGATGAATGGTGTTGACAGCTTGGATGTTAGGCTTCATGAGTTTAGCACTAAGTATGCGCTGTACAATGGCGATGTGATTCGTATCGATGATGGCCATATCATGAGCTTCCAAAAGGCAAAGATAGATAGTGCTCAGCATATCTTTTTGCAGTCTACACAAGTACAGACCAGACCTAATCAACCGCCAAAAGTAGTGACACGTGAATATGTGTTGATGGAAGAGTATAAAAAGTGGCGCAAAAGATGCGATATCAGGAAAGTTGGTGTTTTTCCGCAATACCAAGGTTTAAAGATCACACCAGACGGCTGTTATAACTATTTAGGAAATTGGCTTCATGATCCGATTGAGGGCGATCCAACTGAGTATTTGGAATTTTGTAAGTACTTTTTTAGAGATGAACCGTCTTTTGCTGATTATTGGCATGACTGGGTTGCTAACATAGTCCAGTTTCCGCACAAAAGAAATAACACAACCCCACAGTTTGTGAGTAATGTTGAGGGTATTGGTAAGTCAGCCGTTGCTGAATTTATAGCCGAAATGCTAGGTCTCGGTGAAAACGGTCCAGCCATCATTATCGGACCGGATGAGCTATTTGGTAATTTCAATGGCATCTTTAAAAATAAGATTCTGATTGTGATCAATGAGCCATCATCGGATCGTGAGGATCACTCAGCACAGTTAAAGAGCATGATCACAGGCAAAGAAATTGCCATCAATAACAAGTATGGCGCTCAATACAATATTGAGAATTTTATGAACTTTATCTTTACGTCAAATAAGCCTTACATCACAAGAATGGGTGACAATGCAAGACGTGAAGCCATCTTTAAGCCTGAAACTTTAACCAATGCCGAGACACACCCTAAAGTTGTAAAGCTGATGCAATGGGCAAGACAGCAAAATGGCTTTGGGATTGTGCTAAATTGGTACTACAACCGAGACATCAGTAACTTTGATCCTGCCAAACCAGCACCAGAAACTAAGTACAAACAAGTTGCTATACAAGCCAGTAAGAGTCCGATCGAAGCCTTTGCAAGTGAACTTGCCGACTGGGTAGTTGAGAATCTTGATGGAATAGCAGCATTTACACCATCGCATTTGGAGGTACTATGCGAACGTTGGGGCCATGAAGTTAGAGCAAAAGCTCAATATATTCGTAAAGCTTTGTTAAGCCATGGTGAAGTCGAAGCCAATAAAGTCATAAGATTAAATGGAAAATCACATAGATTTACCATTTTCAAAGTTACATCTTCAAAGGCTAAATTATGTAACTTTCAAAAACACGGAGATCTGTCAAAATTGTCAGAAAATACAGATGCTGCGATCAAGAGAGAAATAGAACTATAGTATTAAAAGTTACATCTAAAGTTACATCAAAGTTACATCAAAATGCTAGCCAAGTTGTTGATTTTAAACGATAAATACATAGTTACAATAATTACATATATATTTAAATATTATTTATATATAGATATATACGTCGTCGTATATAGTTTTCTGGTTAGATGTAACTTTAGATGTAACTATTATTACTTTAGTTTACCGTATAATACTAAAGTTTCTCTCTTACAACTATTGCCGTTTTTCCACACTTTTCTCAAGTTTGATGTACAATCTTACACATGAGCACACAACCTATACCCAAAAAACCAGTTGGACGGCCATCTAAGTATGATCCGTCGTTTTGCCAAATTGCTATTGACTTAGGCAAAAAAGGTTATAGCCGAGAAGCTATTTCATCTGAGCTTGGCATTACATGGCAAACTTTAGGCAATTGGGCTGAAGCGAATCCAGATTTTTTCACGGCCTTAGAAGAAGCTAAAAAAGAAGAGATGCTTTTCTTTGAAAAACTTGCTTTAGATCATATGATCGAGAGACCGGGCGGGAACAGAATCAACACAGCGCTGTGGTCGCGGTCGATGGCAGCTCGTTTTCCACATAAATATCGCGAAAACAATAAGCTTGAAGTTACAGGCAAAAACAACGGGGCTATTCAGGTCGATGTTGTACATGATTTTGCTGAGGAATTAATGAACGAAATTCTTAGCATAAGACAAGATGACAACGACAATCGAGAAAATAGCTAAGCACGTTGATCAACGTCTAAAAACCGGACCTAATCTAAGTACAGCGTCCCCGGAATGGAAAGCAGCGCTGAAAGCACGAAACAAATGGCTTGCTATAGCTAGTGATCATCAAATACCGCCTAAGGGCGATTGGTGGAGTATCTGGTTACTTTTAGCAGGTCGTGGTGCTGGCAAAACTCGGTGCGCGGCTGAGTGGACTTGGTGGGCAGCTTGGACACAACCAAAGACAAGATGGCTAGTTTCGGCTCCAACGAGCGGTGACGTTCGTGATGTGTGCTTTGAGGGCGATTCAGGGCTGCTAAACGTTATGCCGACTGAGCTTATCGACTTTTACTATAAATCTCTGCATGAGATTAACTTAAAGAACGGCTCAATCATCAAAGGCATTCCTGCATCAGAGCCTGAGCGCTTTCGCGGTCCGCAGTTTCATGGCGGGTGGCTTGATGAGCTTGCAGCTTGGCATTACCTTGACGAATCATGGAACATGCTGCAATTCGGCATGCGTCTCGGTAAGCAGCCTCGTCTCATCTGTACAACAACACCAAAGCCAAAGCCTTTGATTGTTGACTTAGCAAATCGTGACGGTGAAGACGTATGCTACACAACAGCATCAACGTATGACAACTTAAAGAACTTAGCTCCATCGTTCCAACAGCAGATCTTACAGTATGAAGGCACAACGCTTGGCCGACAAGAGATTCATGCTGAGATTATCGACCCAGAAGAATCAGGCATCGTTAAACGTCAATGGCTAAGACTTTGGCCGGCCGAAAAGCCGTTGCCTCAGTTTCAGTACGTCATACAAAGCTACGACTGTGCTACATCTGATAAGACAGCCAATGACCCGACTGCTTGCACAGTTTGGGGGATCTTTAAACCAACCGACAAGCCGATGTCTGTTATGCTAATCGATGCATGGGACGAGCACATGAAATACCCAGACCTTCGGCCTCGTGTGCTTGAAGAGTTCGGTACGATTTACGGTGACAATGACGAATTCGGACAAGGCAAGAAGGTTGACTTAGTTCTGATTGAGGACAAGTCAGCAGGTATTTCACTGATTCAAGACCTACAAAGAGCCGGATTGCCAGTCCGTGCTTATAACCCAGGGAATGCAGACAAAACACAGCGACTGAATATCGTGGCGCCTCTGATTCAAAAAGGCTTGGTGTATATTCCTGAGTCTATGTCGCGTGAAGGCATGGCTCGTGACTGGGCCGAACCGTTGATCAATCAGCTTTGTGCTTTCCCTGAAGTCCGACATGACGACCTTGTAGACTCAACCAGCCAAGCTTTACGATATTTGCGAGACAGTGGTTTCCTTGTCTTGGATTATTTGTATAATGACCCAGATCTTTATGTGGATGATACCAAGCCTAGAAGGGTGAACCCATATGCCGCTTAATGAATGGGATGACAATAGTACTCAATCAGTGCCACCTTTGGCTGGCGGATTATCGACTCCACAACCAGCGGCTTCACCATTAGATTCAGCTATAAGCACAATTAAAAATGTAGCCGCAAACTACAATCCACTAATGCTTGTTAAGTCCATGCAAGACTTAGCAAGAACGACTGTTGTAAATCCGGCAATTGGCGCATTAGGCGCTGCTCAAGGGCTTGTTAGATCAGCTCCTGAGATTGCTAGTGACATTGGCAACTATGTTAACACAGGCAAAGTAAGCACAACAGGACTCGATACAGCAACTCAATTGGCGACGGATTTTAGCAAAATGCATGCTAAGCCGCCACAAACCCCACTTGGCCAACAGTTTGAAAGTAATCTTGGCACAATGCTGGAAGACGTTCCTATGATGCCTATGAGCCCAAGAGGCGGCGTAATTGGCAATATAACTGGGCTTGAAGAACGTAGACCACTTGTATCGCCAAGTGACGTAAGAGCCACAATCGGTAAAGCGCAAATTGTCGGTCAAGAGCTTAAAGACTTACCACAAGACTTTAGGAATGCACAATCAGGCGTTAAAAGACAAAACATACTTGGCGAAGATACATTAGGTGTTAAGGCACAAAAGACTGCGGACACAATTGGCGATATTATGACTAAGCGCAAGATGCAAGGCTTACCGCCTGTTCCAGGTGTTCCTGGTGCTTTGCAACCTACGACAAGTTTGTATGCTGTAAGACCTGAGGGATCACCCGTCGTTTCGGCAACTACAAATAAAGTTCCGTTAGGGAAAGGCGGTATTGATAGCGTTATTCGCGATATCATGCCTTATAGCTCAACACCTACAACTTATGAGCTTAATGATTTGTATCAAAGTAAGATACTTGAAGATACTCCGCATGATAGTCAATTTATCGATTTTAGAAATCAAAAAATACAGCAAGAGTTTCCTGGTTTAAGCCAATTCGATGCTCGTCATGCATTTGACTTAAAGTATCCGCATGACGAGAGTGAGCAAAAACGAGCTGAGCATTTAAATGAATATGCCACTAAGAATGGTTTGCCAACACTTGATCAGTTTAAAGACAATTACGATACTGCTGTAAAAGCATTGCAAGGCCCATTTAAGAACTACATCATGAAGTATGTAGGAACTGAAAAAGATCCTTTGCTTACTCAAGCAGGCAAAGGCATTACAATGCTGACTCGTGATAATATTGTCAACTCTACTGTTCCAAATGGTAGTATAGAAAAAAGCAGACGAGCATTTAATCCTGATATGCCGTTCGGCACAGTTCAGCCTAAGCTAGATGCTAAACAAACTGAACTTAGAGATTTGCATAAACAGCTAGATGATCTACAAACTCAAAGTACGGCATTGGATCGTCAAGCACAAGAGCAAGGCGTTACTGCTATTTCGCTTCCTGGGAAAAAAGATTTACTTAAGCAAATCAAAAAGCTTGAGTCACAAATACAATCAAAACATGGCGACATTGACAACTTAAAGCTTGCTCATGATTATGAGAACATTGCTGATTCTAGTTTGACAATGAAAACAGCACAAAAGATGTGGGATGAAATTCCTGTTTATGAAAAGCAGTTTTATCCACAGCTTAAGAATATAGTTGACAATACACCGAATGCACCTGTTTATGACATAAATCCGACTAGCTTATATTCACTTGGGTTGTCAGCAGTTGGTAAAGGCTTGTTTGATAACATCTTAACGGGTAAGATGAGTGCAAATGAGCTTGCAAGAACCCCAATTGATAAGTTTGTGGTTGATCAAACAAAAGATCGAATTGCTCAAGAACTGGCTGAAAAGAAAGCATCAATAGGGCGTAAGATAGCCGTCGAAGATCGTCTTAAGAAAGACTTAAATGCAATCCCTGATTCTCAGCGGTTTGGCAATGTCAAGCTTCTTACTCTTGATCAAAGCACAAACCCTGACGATGTGCTTCATCATTTGTCAATGGAAACTGAGATCAATGATTTTTGTGCGGCTAAAGGGCTTGATAGCTGCAACTATAAGCATTTGTGGACAGGCGATACACGACGTTACACACCGATTCTTGATGTAGCCACAGGTAAGCGGTTTCCAACAACACAAAATGCACCTATGACATCTTATATTCGGGATGTGATTGATGGGCATTCTAAGCAATTGATAATGAGGGATGCCGAGACTGGTTGGCCTGTTGGAAACATTGAGCTTAAAAATAAATCAGACTCACCAGGTGGTCCTACATATATTGTTGGTTTTGCTACACAATATCGAAATGCGCAAATCGATCCAAAGTATAGAGCCGCTTTTAGAGATGTTTTAAATGCGCACTCAAATGAGATTCGGTCTTTAGGCGATGATAGTAAGTCTGGTGTTTATGACACAGCAAGAACGCCAGTAAGATCATTAGCAATTAGAGCCGGTATGAAGACGGAAGACTTCCAAAGAGCAGTTGCAGCTCACCCACTTCCACGCTTTGTGCTAGATTCAGACTTAATTGCGCTAAAGAATAAAGAAATACCTGCACCTACAAATGCAAGACAAGCAGATTCTATTAACTACTTACGAGCACAACAGCAAAGCTTAAGTCAGCAAATAGTCGAGCTTGATAGAGATGATCCTGATTATGCCACACATCATGCTGATTTATATCATCAACTACATGATATAGACTTAAGAATCAATCGTATGATTGATACGGCAGCGGCGCAAGACTTAACAGGCTTAAGCCCTAATGCTCAAGCTATTCGTCTTAACGGTCCAACTGAGCCTATTCCAGATATTTTGGCAAGTGCATCTAATAATCGAGTCAGACAAGCATATATAACTTTTTTACAAGACTTAAGCCAAGAGGGTCTTGACAGCGAAGATCTTGAGACTAATTTGCTAGGCGCAAGTAGTCATATGAATCCTGAATATATGGATCCTCAAGAAATGGGCGTTCGAACAAATGATGAGCTTAGTGAAGTTGCTGATATGCTTGGTCGACATGGCGATGCTTTTAGCGAACATATTCATCATCTTAATGCACCACCAGCTCAACCGCCTTCATTTACGCCTGAGCAAGTTGATCAATTAGCTCGTGAGCTAATTAACGTTGAGCGTACAGATCAAGACCATAATATTCAAGGATTGCAAACAACTAGGTTTCTGTTGGCTAATGGGCAATATGATCACCCCACATTTCGTCAATTGCCTCCTGGGCTTCGTGAACAAGCTGAAGAGCAAGTACATCGTCGGTTTGTTGAATTATCAAACAACCTAGTTCTCGAAAGAGCAATGCAGCCTATTCCTGCTATTAGAGCAATGGCTGATTCTGCTCGTGTACGAAGCGCTTATCAAGACACTATTCAAGAAATGGCGAATGAAGATCTTCCTAACATGGCTGAGCATCTTGGTGTTATGTTACGTATGCTAGATGACCCAGATGCAGGTCAAAACATTAGATGGGAGTTACGAGCAGCACAACACCCTGAACGTTTAACACAATTGCGTGAAATGCTTGAAGCGCATTTAGATGCTGTTAATACAGCAACTCATATGAATGAAGAGCATGCGCCTGAAGCTGGAAATGAACCAGCTAATGAAACACCGCGTGAAGCTTTCTATCGTCAACTTGGCGATCGTGTTAATAGTAGTATTTCGAGGCTTGAAAATCTTGGCACACCCGAAGGCAATTTAGGCGCTGATATTATTAGAAATGTGCTTATGCAAGCGGCAACACAGCATGATACGTTTGCAAACCCTGTTCGAACTGCCACGCTGGTTAGAGATGCAGCTTCAATTCAAGAATCTCAGACTGTAAGAGCAGCTCTATATGATCTTGCAAACAACATTATGTTCTTGCATACAGGCAATGAGGATCAAGCTGTAGAGCCTTATCGTGAGCCTACAGCACTACAACAGACCATGCAAAGATTGCAAGTCCAAACTACTCCACATTTACGCGATGCAATGGGTCATAGACAGGCTGATGAAGTTGATCAGACAGCTAATAATATTTTTGGTCGCTTTGACCATAATGAAGTTGCTGACATCATACATTCACTTCGTAATGGGGATGAAGTGCCTGGTAATGAGCTTTATCAAGATTTTTCGATGCGTCAACGGGAGTTGCTAGCTCGTGAATTACAACACAGACTTCCTGTGCCTGAAGATGAATTTAACTTTGAGCCTGATAACATGCATGGCGCTAATCAGCAATTGCCACAAGCTACACAAGAACATCGAGAAATCCGTCAAGTGATCAATGACACACTTGAGCGTTGGGATGATATGTCACAAATGTACAATCAGATGTTAGATGATGGCATTACGGCAGGAACCCCTATTCCAGAAATAATTGAATCATTGCAAGACCATATTGCAGGACTAATCACTGATATTCAAGTAATTCCTGGGGATATGGGATTTGACCTAGAAGAACAAGAAAGAGCTATTTCAGATTTAGAAGACTTACATAGTCATTTGAATAGAATAAGCGGAACTCCAACACCTGCAGCGTTTGGGCAAAATCAGCAAAATCGAGATGTCGTAAATGCGTATACAGAGCCTTTGCAACTTGCCTCTACACCTGATGGCCATAGACTAATGCAGTCAACTATTGATCAAGTTACTGACATGGTAAACAACATGTTTGGAGGTGGTTATAGTGTAGATGAAATAGCTCAGTCTGCACTAGATCAACTCAACACTAGAAGAAATGAAGTTGCAGCGACAACGCCTGGAGCATTAAGGGTTAGTCGAAGTGCTTATGATGACTACTTACAACTATTACGTCGAGCAATAGATGACTTAGGTGAAGTCATAGGTGCTATACCACAACCAGAACAAGGTAGATCATTGCAAGATCTTCATCATATGTTAAACGATGCAATTGGTCATGCAATGGAGAATGATGAGTTTGACCCTAATGAGTACACTGATGAAGAACTTGCAGATATGGTCGAGCGCAACACAATAAGTAGAAGGTTAAACCGTCTTACTAATGATGAAAGACGACGCTTAGCAAATTATATTCGTGATCATGGGTATGATCCATATAATGAACCTGATTAACAAACACAAAGGTAAAACATGGCTACAGAAATGCCTATCCCTCAAGACTTCAATCGATTTATCGGGCCTGAGCAAGAGCCTTCGATTAATGAAGATGAATCCATTATGGAGATCATTGAGGAGATTCCTGATGTTGAGGAATTGCCTGACGGATCTGCCATTGTGCGAATGGATGACCTTAAAGGCCCTGAAGAGTCGCCTGACTTTTACGAAAATCTTGCCGAATCGCTTGATATTTCAGAGCTTAATTCTATTGCTCTAAAGTACTTAGATCTAATTGAGAAAGATAAAGAAGCTCGTGAAGATCGTGATAAGCAATATGAAGATGGTATTCGCCGTACTGGACTAGGGCATGATGCCCCAGGTGGTGCACAGTTCATGGGTGCATCTAAAGTTGTGCACCCTGTTATGGCTGAGGCTTGTGTGGACTTTGCGGCAAGAGCAATTAAAGAACTCTTTCCGCCAGATGGTCCTGTTAAAACTAAGATTATCGGTGAAGTTGATGATGCCAAGACAGCTAAGGCTGAGCGCAAACGTGACTATATGAACTGGCAGTTGACTGAGCAGATTGAAGAGTATCGTGATGAGCAAGAACAAATGCTTACACAGTTGCCTCTTGGTGGTAGTCAATACATCAAGCTATGGTGGGACGAACAAAAGAAACGCCCATGTGCCGAGTTTGTACCTATTGATAACATTTATTTGCCATTTGCTGCAGGTAATTTCTATACAGCATCACGAGTCACTGAAGTCCAAGACATTACTCAAGAGATGTATGAGATTCGTGTCAATACAGGCTTATATCGTGATTTAGACATCTATAGATTGCCACAAGAGCCTGATGAAACTAAAGCACAAAAAGCCACTAATAAGATTGAAGGTAAGACGCCACAAAGCATTAACATTGATGGTGTTAGACGTGTATTTCACATTCGTACTTGGTTAGAGTTAGAGGATGATACTTACTCAAAGAGTGAAAGAGCTCCTTACATACTAATGATCGATGAAAATGAGCGTGCGGTTGTTGGTTTGTATCGTAACTGGGAGGACGGCGATGAAACAATGTCTAACTTGGATTGGCTGGTTGAGTTCAAGTTTATACCTTGGAGGGGAGCATATGCGATTGGTCTCCCTCATCTCATTGGCGGATTGTCCGCAGCCCTTACCGGAGCATTACGTGCGCTACTAGACTCAGCACACATTGTAACTGCTCCTACAATGTTAAAGCTTAAAGGCGGAAAGATCTCTGGGCAAACTACAGTTATCGAACCTACACAAGTTGCCGAGATTGAGGGGGCTCCAGGAGTAGATGACATTCGTAAGATTGCCATGCAAGTACCTTTCCCACAACCTTCACCTGTTCTGTTCCAACTTCTAGGCTGGCTAACTGATGCAGCCAAGGGCGTAGTAACTACAAGTGAAGAAAAGATTGCCGATGCTAGCAATAACATGCCAGTCGGCACTGCTCAAGCATTGATTGAGCAAGGTGCAGCAGTTTTTAGCTCAATTCATGCCAGATTGCATGACAGTCAAAAGAGAGTCTTAAAGATCTTAGCTAGATTGAACAGGTGGTACCTCGATGAGCAAAGAAAAGGTGAAATTGTTAGAGATCTCGACATTTCGGTTGATGATTTTGAGTCCAATACGGACATTGTTCCGGTTTCTGACCCTCATATCTTCGCAGAGAGTCAGAGGTATGCACAGATTCAAACACTTGCGGCAAGAGCACAAGCAAACCCCGATCTCTACAACCGACTTGAAGTAGAGAAGCGGATTCTGAAGCAAATTAAGCTCCCAGATGTCAATGCAGTGCTTCCTGACCCTGAAGAAGTGAAAGATATGAACCCTGCATTGGAAAATGTGTCCATGACACTAGGAAAACCAGCCGGCGCATACCCACATCAGGACCATATGGCACATTTGCAAACACATTTGGCCTATGCGATGAACCCAGTACTTGGATCTAACCCAATTATTGCCCCGAAATTCATCCCTGCAGCATTAGAGCACATAAAACAACATATTACCTTATGGTACTTAAATCAGATTGACACGTATGCATCTGTGGCCCTTCATGAACCTTTTAACGCATTAAAAGTCCAACCGATGATGAAAGAAGCTCAGCAGTTGTTGGCTGTAAGTGCGCAGCATGTTAATAAGGACACAGAAGAGCAATTTGCTCAACTGCAGCCTCAGATTGCACAACTCGTGAAGATGATGCAACAATTGCAGCAATCACAGCAACCAACTGACCCATCTGTACAAGCTCTGGTCCAAACTTCTATGGCTGAAACACAACGGAAAGCGGCTCGTGATAAAGCTGAGATTCAGTTGAAGGCTCAGGACATGCAAACCATTGCACAAGAGAAGCAATCTAGATTACAGTCCGATGTAGTGATGAATACAGAGAATAATCTAACTGCCGAGAGAATTAAGTCCGCAGAGCTAACTAGAGATGCGGCACAATTGCAACATGAGCAACTGCAAACTGTCCTCGATGCTCAAAACCAACTCCAAACAAACTTAGGGGGAAATCCAAATGTCTGAAGCAATTAACATGCACAAACGTATCGCTATGCATGGCGAGGGTGAAGCCAACCATTTGAAAAAAGGCGGTGTTGCCAAAAAGCATCATTATGCCAAAGGTGGTATAGCAAACAAGGGTGCAATCCCTGAGTCTAAAGTGGCTAATCTGCCAGCAGTGGCAAAAACACCAATCATTGGCAAGCCCACAGGTAAAATTGCTACAATGAAAAAAGGTGGTCATGCCAAAGGCGGTATGGCAGTCATTATTGCGCCTATGAAGAAGTCATCTGGTCGGGGCCGCTAATGCGGATTTCTGATCTCATCGGACGGATAAAGCAAAAGCAAGTCGAGATTGCTGACTCCCTTGTACAAGGGTATGCCATCAATTTTGAGACTTACCAGCGCCTAGTCGGTCAACACCAAGGCTTGGATGAAGCCTTGAATTTAATCAACCAACTCATAGAAGAGGAAAATCAAGATGTCGAATGATATCGAACAGACGCTTGAAGAAGCGTTTCCAAGTATAGATCCATTAATGGCACCCTATGGTGGCAGAGTACTTGTACAGCTTAGAGCTGTGAAAGACAAAGTGACTGCTTCTGGGATTGTATTGCCTGAAGAGACCAAAGAAACCGAAAAGTGGAATACACAAGTCGGAAAAGTAATTGCTCTTGGTCCTTTGGCATTTAAGAAACGTGACACCATGGAGTCATGGCCTGAGGGCTCATGGGCACAAGTGGGTGAATATGTTCGTGTGCCTAAGTGGGGTGGTGATAGATGGGAAATTGATTTTACAGATGCGAATGGACTAAATGGCAAATGTCTGTTTACTTTCTTTAATGATCATGAACTCATTGGTAAAGTCACTGGTGACCCTCGTGACATTAAAGCATTTATCTAAGTTTTGAAAGGAAACTTTATGAATAGCACTGAAAAGTTAGAACTTCAAGTGGAAGAGAACCAAGATGGTAGTGCATCAGTTCAAGTAACCACTGCAGATGAATCACTGCAAACAAAAAATGATGACCTCATTAACATTATAGAAGAAGCCGCTTCTAATAGTGATGACAATGACGGTCAAAATGATAGTGGTGGCGATCCTGATAGGGAAGCCATTAGACAAGCTAGACGTGAAGAGCGTCAACTTAAGAAACAACTTCATCGCGAAAAAGCAAAAGAATCAAACCATTTAATTGCGGCGCTTAAAAAGCAAAACCAACAACTTGCTGAGCGTGTTGCAATTATGGAGAAAAAGACTTCTGGTGCTGAGCTTGCAAGAGTTGACAAAGCAATTGAGGATGCTGCCGTCCAGGTTGAGTATGCCAAACTTCAAATGAAAGAAGCGGTTACTCATTCTAACGGAGAAGCTCTTACAAAAGCTCAGCAAGACTGGTATGACGCACAGCGAAAGCTTGAGTCATTAAAGAACATGCGTGAAACTTCTGCTCGTCAAACGACAGGACAGACTCCTAATATTCAATCAGACCCTGATGTTAAACGGATGGCCTCTGACTGGGTAGAAAGAAACCCATGGTATGACCCAGAGGGTAAGGATCTGGACTCCGAAATTGCCCAAAAGATTGACAAACGCCTTACTGAGGAAGGGTTTGATCCACGGTCTGAGGATTATTGGGAAGAGTTGGACGATAGAGTTGCAAAATATTTACCACATCGCGCTGATCGTGGTTATAATCCGCCAAACGTCAAAAGTCAGAGGCCTCGATCCATGGTGACAAGTTCTGGTAGAGATTCAATCGCTAGTACTAAATCTAATGAATTTAGACTTAGTCCACAGCGTGTTGCTGCCATGAAAGAAGCAGGTTTATGGGATAACCCATCTGCTCGTCAAAAAGCAATTGCGAATTATGCCAAATGGGATCGTGAAAATAAACAAAGGAGCCAATGATGGATGACAGATTAAAGAAAAATGTTAGAGCAGGTCGTGAAGATAGAGCCACGGAAGACAAAATGCGTCAACCTGCAGAAGATAGTTTAGTTTCATCTCAGGAGCGTCGTAGAACGTTCCGCTCGGAATGGCAACCAGAGGCACTTCCGAACCCACCCGAAATACCGGGTTTTCACTTATGCTGGTTATCTACAACTAACCAATATGACCCTATCCATAAGCGCATGAGACTTGGATATACGCCTGTAAAAGCTTCTGAAATAGAAGGCTTTGATGCATACAGAGTTAAGTCCGGGGAACTAGAAGGCTTTGTGGCTTGTAATGAAATGGTCTTGTATAAGCTTCCAGAAGATGTTTATCAAGAAATGATGTTGGAAATGCATCACTACGCTCCTCAAGACGAGCAAGAAAAGATTCGTGTCCAACAAGAAATGTTACAAGAGCAAGCTCGCGATGCGAAAGGTCGTCCACTGGTTACCATTGAAGGTAATGGCATGAATTTTGACCAAACCATTAAAACGCCTGTTTTTAACTAGGCAAGGAGCACACTATGTCATCAGTATCAGCTCCGTTTGGTTTGCGCCCCGCATATTTTCCTACAGGGTTGGAACGTGCTCAGGCGCTAACGAACGGAATCCCATCCGGGTATTCCAGCAACATCCTTAAAGGACAAGCTGTGCAATACAATCCTAACAACGGAACAATTCTTCCTGTTGTTGACACATCTACTAACTCAGGTAAAGTATCTGGCTCATTCCAAGGAGTTGAGTTTACAGACACTACCGGACGTCGTAGAGTTTCTAACTATTGGCCTGCTAGCACAACTGGCACCAACATCATTGCGTATTTCTACAATGATCAACAGATCGTGTATGAGATCCAAAGTGATGGCTCAATTGCGCAAACTGCAATTGGCAATGAAGCCAATCTCTCAAACTTCACCGCTGGTTCAACAACCACAGGTTTGTCACAAATGACTCTGTCATCAACTTTGGTTGGTTCAGGCTCAAACGGACAATTCCGTATTGTTGATATAGCACCTTATCCAGACAATGCTTGGGGCGATGCTTACACTGTAGTTCGTGTACAGATCAGCAATCCTCAGTTTGTTTCTTCTGTTAACGCTATTTAAGGAGAATAAGCTATGGCAGCCCCAATGCGAAGTACGGACTTTAGATCGATTGTTGAACCGATCCTTAATGAGTCCTTTGACGGTGTGTATGATCAACGTGCAGACGAGTGGTCAACAGTTTTCCGTGAACAAGCCGGTATTCCTCGTAACTACCACGAAGAACCCGTTCTATACGGTTTCGGTGCAGCTCCTCAGCTCCCTGATGGCAGCCCCGTTACTTATCAACAAGGCGGCGTGTTGTTCTTACAACGCTATGTCTACCAAGTCTTCGGTCTTGCTTTTGCATTGACCAAAGTATTGGTTGAAGATGGCGACCACGTTCGTATTGGTCAAATTTATGCTAAGCACTTGGCACAATCCTTGGTGGAAACCAAAGAGTTGTTGTGTGCTAACATCTTGAACAGAGCTTTCAATAGCTCTTACACAGGTGGTGACGGCGTATCTTTGATTAACACAGCACACCCCATTGCAGTTGGTTCATTCAGCAATCAGTTGGCAACAGCTGCTGCTCTTAGCCAGACGTCACTTGAGCAAATGTTGATTCAGATTCGTCAAGCCGTTGACAACAACGGTAAGAAAATCCGTCTCCAACCTTTGAAGCTTGTGGTTGCCCCTGGTAACGTGTTCCAAGCTGAAGTGTTGTTAAAGTCAGTGTTGCGTACCGGTACAGCCAATAACGACATCAACCCAATTAAATCAATTGGTTTGTTGCCTGAAGGCGCTACCGTGATCAGCCGTTTGACTTCGTCCACTAACTGGTGGGTACAGACCGATGCTCCTGAGGGTATGAAACTCATGATGCGTCGTGCCTTGGAGAAGACCATGGAAGGTGATTTTGAAACTGACTCAATGCGCTATAAAGCCACTGAGCGTTACATCCCTAACTGGACTGATCCACGTGCCATGTATGGTACACCCGGCGCTTAAGCCAAGCGGGGAAGGGTAAAACCTTCCCCTTTTTTAAAACTTGTCATACTTTTCATGGAGCAGACAAAATGCCACAATTTTCAGATGACCTCTTCCTAGGGTCCGCACAATCATATGTTGGTACAAATTCCAACAGTGCATTAGGAAATCCTTCTCCTATGTCATTAGGTTTCGGCCCAATGGGTCGTGTTTACCTTTATGACACAACACCTGCTGCTGCTACAACTGCTGCTGTGTTGGCTGCCAAAACGCCTACACAAGCAACTACCTATAGCGGTACAGCACTTGCCTATGGTACAGGTGGTACAACTCAAGTATTGTTGAACAATGGTTTGACAGTTACTCAGTTGGACTATCCTCGTGCTTTGTCAGTGACTACCGGATCTGGTTCACCAACCAATTCTCAAGTGACAATCACTGGTTATGATTACTATGGACAGTCAATGACTGAAATTATTCAGACAGGCACTGTTCAGTCCACAACCACTAAAGGCCGCAAAGCTTTCTTCCAAGTGTACTCAGTTGCATTCTCAGCAGCTACAGCAGTTGCTGTATCAGTTGACACAACTACTACTATGGGTTTGCCTTGCCGTATTAGTGATGAAGCCTATGTTGTTGACACCGGGTTCACTGGTTCAGTTGACGTGGATGTTGGTACATTGGCATATGGTTACTATGGCAATACAACCAATTACAACACACAAGCTGTTACTGGCTGGACAATTGCAACGCCAGGAGTTTTAACTGTTGGCTATGCTCCTCCTAGTGGCACTTTGGTACAGTTTACTGGTACACCCCCTACTGGTATTAGTACAGGTACAACTTACTGG